TTGCGTCTCGATTCTTATAGAACAGATTCTGCTGTTCATTCTGCATCCGGCGCTGACGATTAAGAAGTATTTCCTGTTCAGAGGCATCAGCCTTCCGCTGTTCATTAGCTTGATAAGCCTGATAGGCACCGACAGCGGCCATACCAGCCATAAGCATGAGTGACATTACATTGCCTCCGAGATTGTTATTACAGCACGGATGCTTTGCATGGTAAACGGCTCCCCTTTGTGAGATACAAGCCTGACGGTCTTGTCTGGAGTCTCCCCGCCCGATGACAGTATATCATGCCGCACCGACCCTGTAAATGGTGTGTAATCATTACCGGATGGAAGTGCGAGACGAATCTTATTTTCAGTTCCATCTGGTGACCTTAGGAAGCATTCACCAGTCTCAAGCAGACGTAGATAAAGCTTGCCCATTGACTTCCCAAGACCCTCGGTCTCAGATGTGTCTATGTTTTGAGTCTCAAAAGCCATGTCATACTTGATGCCGAGGTACGCTTCCGTATAGTCGGTCGGTATATCGACCGCAATAGTCTCGCCATACGGAGTGTATTGCATGATATTGTTCGTTACCAAAACTACGCAAGTCCCAGACAATTCACCACCAGGAGTGTTAAAGTGAATCTCAAGAGGTACACCATAGAGCCAAGCCAGATCATTAAGAGCGCCGGTACTGAAAATGCCGCCATCTAAGTACCGTCGTCCTGAAAAAGTTGATGAGTCATCGGAATACAGTCGCTCGATGTTGTTCTCGTACACACCGTTTCCGAACCTATTCACCAGGAAGTAGACGGCATCTTCATCCCTAGCAAACACGACAGCCACAGACTTTATGGTATCCCCCGATCTAGTTACAATCTGGCTCCATCCATATATCCCGTGCTGAGAAAGCCGTCCGCGAAGAGCTTTGCCATTTGAAAGCACCACGAAAAGCTCGCTAGACGGATATTGCCTGAAATCAAAAGACACTATATTAGCATCGAATATGTCTTGCGCGTGATCAGTCATCGAGATCGATCCAGTTGGTGACTGCGGATCTATGGCAAATAATTGCCTCTTGTCTGCTGACACAAACAGAACACGGTTGTCGCAGAACCTTGGCTTCTGGTTCGCGCTACCAGACCTGCCAGAGATCAAGACCTGAATGTTTGTGGCGTCAAGACCCTCTGGTATAAACCATTCTGAAGTTGAGGTTCCAATATGTAAGCCCTTTACAGAGAGCATCCATTGTACCGTCTCGTCCTCATCGGTGGCCAATTTAAGCTTCATTGCACTTGCCGCAACGGTCTGCTGTACAGAGTCCGTCACCGTGTCGTATGTTATAGTATCAGCGTCTGGCCACTCAGAAGAAGGCAACACCTGAGTAGACTCGAACTCAACATCCTCGAAAAAAGCGAAGTTCTGATACTCGTTCACCTTCGATGCGTATACAATATTCCTGTTTGCAAGAAACAATCTTCCGGCGTGGAATGCTACGGCAGATGGCAAATCTCCTTTTTCGCTCTCATAGAATGGAGTCAGTATGATCCCAAGTCTGCCTGTAAAAGCACCGTCTGAGTCTGTTAGAGTTAACGTTGGGTCTTCATCATTTGGGTCCAATGCGTTTAACGACACGATAATCTTTGTAACACCATTCTCTACTACCTTTACCGCAGACGACGCCTCAATCCCATCAACTAAATAATCTTCTCCGGTCATACATTTATACTCAACCTCTGTGTCCATCCACGGAGAAAGCCTTGACATGACATCAGACGAAACGCTCTTGTAACCGCTTAGATCTATCGATGCCGTTGGTGTCGTCAATGGATAATCAACCTTGATCCTTGCATACACAGAATCTTCGAGTCCATTTAGTACAATGTTAGAAGACCCAGAGACGGTAAGCGTTATTGTGTAGGAGAATGGATTATAGTAGAAATACAGCTTCGCATCTCGTTTCCGACTAGAAGAGTTGTTACTATCGGTTCTTATAATGTACTCACTCCCAGACACAAGTTTTGTTGCCATCTTCTCAAGTATCTGTTCCCATGTTTCTACGGCAGATGTCTGAACGTAAACGTCTTTAATCTTATACTCTGTCGGTCCATCGAACCACCCTGTATGCGACTTCTGCCAACCACGACCTATGTATAACTCATACCCAGGATTTGATGACAGAGCATTGTAGATTCCATATCCAATGTTGAGGTCGTACCTTCCGTTCGTATTAACAACATTCGTATAAGATGGGGAGCCTACATTGAGAACACAGGTTATACTAGTTATATCTAGCAATGCTCCGCCTACATCAACCTTCCCATCTGTGACAGGATAAGTAACACCGCTTTCAAGTATACCCCTTGTAGCATCCTTTATCTCTTGCCAACCAAGCTCCCTAAGAGGAGTCTTCTCAACAATTTCTTTAGTAGAAGCGATGTTCCCTGAAAACTCCATAAACCCAACTGACATCTCAATCGTCTTTCCTCCGCCAACAACATCCTCTGTGTTGAAAAACTCAAGTCGAATTGGTTTGATGTCCTTGTGTACAATTATAAGCTCTCTTAGGTTTTGTGCATAATCTAATTCTTGTATTGTCTCTGTTGGTAAATCAAAATCAAATACCTGTCCTGCATCGCCTACCGGCAACTCTGTAACTTCGTAGTCTATATAGGTTCCCGGATTAGAAGGGTCTTCTTTCTTCAGAAACTGAGGGTCTGATCCATCTGAAACATCTAAAAACTTTATTGAGTTCTCAGAAAATACAATGATTAGATCAACATCTTTGTTGATCGACCACTTGATAAGGCCTGCTTCCCCGTCACAAACCGAGTATACTTTATGCTCCAAACCACCACGCTTGCGAACAGAGCCAAACTCATCAGAGTAGCAGTTAAGCATCTCCTTTGCACCCTTAATAAGCAAGGCGTTGTCAACCCTTCCTCGCATTCTCTTTGAGATGAATCCGCTTGAAAAGTCTGTTAGGGTTGGAACAATCTTAGTCATGTCTACTCCCTGTCGGTCCAACGGGTGTCGTTCGGGTTGTTTTGGCTCTCAGTCTTTGATGCTATCTTGGCAATGTAGGCGGCTTGGTCTGCCTCCTGCTTCAATATCTGTAGGAGCGTCGGGTTTTGCACGATACCCACCGCACACTTGTACGCCACTTTAAGAACAAGTGCCTCGACGAATAGGTCGTCAAAAAGACTCGGATCTTCAACGAGAGACACGTACTTTATTTCAATCGATAGAAAACTGTCTTCGTCGTAAGCGTTCGCTTCGTCGGTCAAAAGTCTCTGATCAAGGCCATTCCCCAGAAGCTCATACACGGCGTCTTCTTTAGCCGATACTTTCAAGAGCTTGAGCATATTGAAACTGCTTACATCGTAAGCTGAACCGTATCCGTCCATTGGTCCTGAATACTCGGAGTCAATTGGTGCATAGGCGGTCTTTGCCGCAAAGGAAGGAGCGATGTATCGGAGTAGCTCATTACGCGCTTGAGCGTAGATGCTCTTGCATAGACGGGCTGAAACGGAATCGTCAGTATCCGTGTCGGTGATCGGAGAGGCAGAAATACGTATCAGGGCGCGGTTGCAAAGCTCCGCCTCCTCTACTCCGTAAACCGGGTGAAAAGTCGGCACGCTTACTACCGCCATACAGCCCTCATAATGTAAACCCTCTCCCGGTTTCCCAGGAGAGGGCTGGTGTCATTTTACACGCATCAACCGTGGACGATGCGAGCCTTGAAGGTTCCGGCTCCGGTGACGCCAGTGGTCACGATGGAGAGCCGCAGGTACTTCTTTAGCCCCGTGGGGAGCCGGAAGCTGGCGAGCCGCTGGCTCAGTGCGATAGCTCCGAACGCGAGCGTCACGGACGCGGCGGTCACGTAGCCAGATCCCTCGGTGTCGGAGTGCTCTAGGTTGAAAACTACGTTACCAGCCGAGAACGCAGTACCGATGGTGGTACAGAGGATCTCGACGATCTTCTCGCCAAATCCATCCGCGTACTTGCCTTCAGGCGGGTAGTACCGGGGACCGGAAGCGGCACCGGTCGCGCCAGCGGTGGCCAACGAGTCGGAGGTCGCGTCGGTGGAAAGCTTGAAATAATCCAGATTGTCTACGAGCATGGGTCCCCTCCTTAGGAGATGGTGCTTTCAGTGAAGGCGTAGAAATCGTCACGCAGAACAGGCACTCCATAGAAGGAGAGCATCTGGCGACCCCACATATCAGAGAGGGTGATCGGGCTGGTCCCGCGACGCACGCGCTTCATCATCTGGGCGTACATGACCGGTCCGACGTAGATCGCCGCGTTGTCGGTGTTTCCGCCAGGCAGACGGGCCAGAGCGTCGGACAGCTTGTCCTCGCCCAAGAACGGGTTGGTCGCGTCGTCGAAGAACGAGTTCGTTCCGCTTGGCTGGATGTTGCACACGCGCTGGACGCAGGTTTCGTCAGCTATGCCGATCCCGAACTCCCAGGACCAGTTGACCATGAGAACCTGGTAGGGGTTGCCGTTTGCGTCGTAGGTGGTGATTTCCTTGCCGCCAGCGGTGACATCCTTCTCTCGGATCGTCCGGTCGCCATCCTTGGGATGCAGGAAGAACGCGCCCTCCTCGCCCCACTTGATTACGAGGATCGAACCGAGAGTGCCGGTACCCGTCGAACCTGCGGCAATGGTAACGCTGTTAGCCCCAAGAGTGGAGCGGCGCTTCAGGAAGCCGTCGATTGACAGCTCGTTGGTCGCGCTGTTTCCGAAGGTTCCCTGGGTGAGAGCGGTCTTGGCGAAGGTGTCGATCATGCCCTCGAAAGCCTGCTTCTTCTTCTGGGTGAAGTACTTCACCGGATCGTTGGACTTTTCAAGGATACGAACGTCAATCTTGAAGTTGGTTTCCAGCCGCATGAGCTGTTCCTTCTTCGGTGTCTGGGTGGGATTGACGAACGGCGCGCCCATGTTGTACCGAACCGGAGTTGCGTCGGGGCGGGTCGAGTTGATGAGCATCTCATGGGAGGTGTTGTCCGAGGCGCGTACCCAATAGCCTTCCTCGATGAGGGGCCGTTTCTTATACGCGAGAACGTCCAGGATGTCATTTACCCCACCAGCGGGGGAGTTATGGTTGATCACATCGGCCAGGGTAGGCACGGTGGATATGTCGAAAGTAGCCATGGTTTATCTCCTATGTTCTTCCGGGTGTTGGCTTGCCACCGTATTTTTCGTACATCCAGTCGTAGCTCTTGTCTCGGCTCACCTGCTTCCCACCCTTGTCGCCAACAATCGGATTGTCGTCGGGAGCAAGAACGCCGTAAAAGTCGGCAAAAGCCTCCACCATGTCAGGATCATTATCAAAGCCCTGCTTCTTCAGCCGTTCAAAAAGCTCTGACTTGCCCTCAAACATTTTGGAGAAAGCCTTGTTCGCCTGGGCGGTTCGCTCATCGAACTTGTCACCATACTTGCTTTTCAGCTTGCTGGTTCCCTGTTCGTATCTCGACTTCGCCTCGGCCTCTCTCGCTTTCGTGCTGGCTTCTTCCCGCTCCTTAATCGCACCGGCTATCTCAGATAGCTGACGCTTGTTAAGTCCGGTCTTAAGCCCGCGCTCTGCAAGGGCTTTCCTGAAACTGGGGTCCTCAATCGCGGCAAGCTCGTATTCCTCAGCCGTCTTTGGACGGCCAAGCCGCTCATAGACGCGGGACCAAGACTCTTGGTCTGCCTCGTCCTTTGGCAGTTCAATCGAACGCCCAAGTTTACCTTCAAGCTCAACATAGCTTTTCCCGAGAGATTCAACATCGTTGAACTTCTCCAAGCTCTTGCTAGACTTCAAGGACTCGTCCTTCAACGAATCACGCCAACTCTGTGCGGGAGGATTGTCCTGGGTTGGGTCCATCTCGTCTTACTCCTTATATCGCAAATCTAATAGGCTGTCAACCAACCTGTCCACTTTCTCATCGTTTAATATTCCCATCTCATAAAGCGTTGCCGCCATCATGTTGTGCCGTGGGATAGCTTCTGGATCAGTTGCGTCTATAGACTGAAACAGTCCCGAGTCAATGATCATGTCTCTAAACACCTCACGCCCATCGGGCGTAGTGTAGGTTGCTCCAAGCGCAAGAGCCTTCTTGCGCCTGACCTCGTTCTTGTGATTAAAAAGTGCCATTCTCCGCTCCTACTAGGCCAATCCTCATTCTATGCGCCGCCCAAACCAGCCGCAAACATCTTCTCAAGGTAACTTCCCGGCTCAGGTGCCTTAGCGGCGGCTGGCATACTCTTGATCTTGCGCTCTTCCATCTCTGCGGACATCATCGCTTGTTGCTGTTCGGCTTCTGCCTGAATCATCTGAGCGACCAATTCGTCAGGATTGATATACTTCTCAGGAACACCAAGGTCCCGAGCGATGTCGGACGCGGCGGTGAGGTAATCGAACTTCTTAGGTACATTCCGGTCAACGGTGGCGAACTGCGAAGCTGTCACAAGACCTGATACCACTGACTGCTGGTTGACATACTGCCGCTGGGCCTGAGCAAGCGGGCCTTTGAACCTGATGACAAACGGCGTGTTATTCAGTCCCTCCGGAGGCTTCGGCCATCGACCACGGCTCTGCTCGATCTGCATGAAAGCAACAATCGTTGGCTCAATTAGAAGCCTGTTGAGAGATCCCACCGTCTCAGACAAAGCCGCCGCACCCTCGGCCTGGAGTGCCATGATCTCGGCCCTGGTGCGCTCACGGGAAGAGTTCTGGATGCCAGAGATCGCCATAAAGAAGTCGCTTTTGAAATGCTCTCTGATGATCTTAGCTCTGCGTTCCATCGAGTCCATGCCGAGCGGATAGTTCCCTATCGAGCCGAAGACACCGCGAACGTCATAGTCAGGTCTCTCACGGTAGGTGACACCCTTTGGTGCAATACGAAGCGACCCGCGCAAACCATCGTCTGCAATGAGAGGAGGAGAGGCGGCAAGCTGTGCCATGTCGTTCATCGTTTTTGACTGAGAGTTGATCATCTTGGTGTCATACAGCGCGTTAAACGTCGGGCAGTTCCCGTAGCTGTGACCAGGAATCTCTTCGTACTTGCCGACGGTGAACTGCTGGAATGTCATCCCCCTCTCTGCTAGAAGGCGAGACATAGCCGAACCAGAAACACCGCTCGAAGAAAGGTTGGATGAGTACATATAGTTGGAGGCAATGGGCATCTTCCCGTAGAACCTATCACCCTCAACCGCTGGATACATGAAGTGCAGTACCTCACTCATCTTCTCGCTATCGCGTAGAAGCTTCTCTTTCTCGTCCTTGTCGAACCGATCTGGGAACATCTGCACCAGGTTCCTATTGCGAAGCTTGATGCGCCTGATCAGCGTGTCCGACTTCCCGAACCTATTATCCGAAGTCAAGAACTCGTTGATCTTCAGGGCTTGGAAGTGAACTTGCCCGATCTCGTCGTTCGGCTCTATAATCAATGCTTCGGTACCGGCGGTCACCATCTCGTCTATGGCCACCGCCATCTGCTCGTAAAAGTTATTCTCCATAAAAGCGTTGTACGTGTACCGTTCGCAATCATCTGCGAATATACGCGCAAGTCTATATTGATCAGCGCCCATTGTAGTCGCGTCACCAGACGGTTCAAACTGAAGCCAGTCTATCGAAGGCGAAATCAACCAGGCAAATAGTCCCGATGAGAGCCTGTTCTTCGCCGCAATAGGCTCTCCGTCGAAAATCTTTGAACCGCTACTCAGATCATAACCGTCAGAGAACATAGAGGAAAGCCTGTAGGGTCTGAAGTATGAAAGGACCTCATCTATGAGATCCTGTATCTGGTCTTTCTCCTCGACCATCGAGTTGTACATATTCCTCATTCTGGAAACAACTTCCAGCTCACGTTTAGACAACTGTTTGTCAAGCATCTATCGCCTCCCCGGTAAAGGTATCAAACTCATAGTGTTCTTCCTTATTCTTGTCAGTGGCCCATTGCGGCAGATCACCGCCTAACGTCTCTTCTGCGGCTTTCGGAAACCGAACCATGAAGGCAGGATCGTTGATCCGCGCCATGCAGTCAAGCATATCATCATGCACAAGGAAAGGAAAGGCCATATACTCATCTTGCACGAATGCAAGCATTATGTCTATCTGCCGTTTATCATACGTCTGTTTCACCAGCGTATCGGGGATATATACGCGCTTATCTGCAAACAGCGGCTGTAGCCAAGATAGGATGCGGTCGTTCTTGGACATCGACCCGCCCAGTTCGGTGAGGTTGAACCGATACTGGTACTCATCCATCTTCTCCCTGATGTATTGAGTGTCGGCTTGCATACCGTACTTCTCATACCCAACGTCGATTGGCTTGTATTGCTGATGAAGCCTGATCAGCACATCTGCTCGCTCTTTGAGAGAGAGCTTATCGCGGACCATGTCAATCAGGTAGTAGTTTCTATCAGCTCCAAGTCCGAATACCGACATCACCGTCCAGTCCGACTTCTTACCCTTCTCATTGGCCGGGTCAACGAGGATGTACCTATTCATCTTGTCCCAGTTACGCGGTATCCACCGCTGTAACCATTCTGGAGAGAACTTCTCTTCACCTTCCAGTACAGGCTTACAGAATAGCTGTGCTGAAGCCACTGTCGGCCCCATGCTTCTCACCTTGTTTGCAAGCACCTCGCGTGTCCACAGTACAGGCTCACCGGAAGCCGTACCGTCTTCTGTTGCCGGGTATATGCGTGGTATAAATGATCCGCGATCAATGAGAACCTGATACGTGTCTGCGTAGTGGTACCTGGTTCCAATGAACCGCATTTTCCCACCGTTGATCGACGACAGGTTAAATGAAAGAGACACCGAGTCCGTTACCTTCTCAATAACCTCGGGGCTAGAAACAGCCTCTTTGGTAACAACGTCGTCGTATATGAGTAGAGTGTAGTGACCACCCGTGGGCATCGAGTCAATCACACCGTAAGCCTCAATGGTAGAATGAGGCATAGCCATACTGCGGCGAATTACTATTCCCTCATCCTCCGACCACTTCGGGCTTTCCTTCTGAGGATCTCGGTACAATATGTCAGGGAACAGATCCTTGAGCCTCTTGTTCATCTCAAACTGAGTCTTTATAGAACGCAAGAACCGCTTTGCTGTTGGTCTGTTGAACGAAAGGATGCACACCATCAAGTTTGGATTTTTAAGTACATCTTGAATGGTGAGTGAAATAGTAATGATACTCGATTTCCCATGTTCGCGGGACCATATATCCAAATGGTTATCTGGATCGGCGGCAACGACCTGGGACATCCTAAACCACCAATCGTTGTTGGCAAAGTCCCACCCCAAGATGTACACCATCAGAAAGAACAGGTCTTGTAACGCTAAGGCGCGATAAGTTGCGTCAAGCTCCTTCTTACCCATGCTTATGGCTTTCTCAGTCAATGCCCGGTAGCCGTCAAGCCGGTCAAGCCTCTTTTGCCTCCAGGTGAGAGAATCAACACTATCGCTCATCTACTCCCCTTTTATCGCTAAAGAATTGGTACCTGTTCGCTCTCTACTACCCTGAAATACTCGTCCTCTACCTCTTGACTCTTATGAGGTATTCCCTGTAGTGCTTGCTTATAATCCTTTCCAAGGATAGACGACACCATCGAATCCATCTCAGGAGACAGGAGCATCCCCTCGTTCCCCGGTGCGGCGCTAATCCTGGCGGCAATAACCGACATTTTAGCAAGATCTGTCAGAATAGAATGTACTTCTCGTTTAGCTGAGATTGCGGAAGAGTAGTCCCTCTTTGCCTCGAGCATCTCGCCTCTTTTGTCGGTGGTGTAGAAGTCATTACCCATGATCTCGTCGAACACACGCTCTAGGTCGCGCTTACACTTGATCATCTCGTCGTAGTAGTCAACCGCTTCCTTTTCTCGAATTGCTATCTCGTTCAAGGTTCGCTCCTTCGTCCATGGCCTGAGCTTGCCATATTCACCTTTCAAAGCCCTCTTTGGCTTCCCCACATCTGGGTAGTTAAGGCGGTCCACTGAGATGCGAAACGCCGCATCGTCTATCTCCCTTAACTCAACCTTTGAAACGAAGTCAGCCGCATCTGGCACGTTTGCCATGTGGCGTGCGGCAATTTTACCATAGACCGGACCCATGTGCCTAGCAATGTGCGAGTAAAGGACAGTCATCGTACACTCGTACCTCTCGGATACCTGCCGCCAAGGAAGATGAGCAATGTCCTGGTCAATCTTCTTGTGGTTCTTGCTGTTACACAAAGGGCAAAGACCCGACACCGGGTACAGGCTTATTAGGTCGTACTCTCCGTAAAGCGGCCTTGCATACGGACCCTCAAAGCGAGGCTCAAACAAAAGCCCGCCCTGAAACCTGTCAGGGTTCGGCTCCTCTCCAGGACGCCCGAATGACTCACAGTCGCCGCCTCCAAAGTCGATGCGCTTCCTCTCTGGGTCATTCAGTTTCGTAACATCGACTATCATATCATATATCATAACTTGAATATCACCGGATATGCAAGTGGGTGGCGTCTATTGGCGGCTGGCGGACGGTTGGCGGTTGGTTGTTGACAGTTGGCGATTGGCGATTGGCGATTGGCGGTTGACGGTTGACGGTTACGTCATGAAAACAGAAAGTGGTGGAAAATAGAAGCCGGACATGGGAGGCATACCCACCGCGCGAACCAACCGCGCAA